TCACATTCGTGCGACTATGCACCGAGAGACTCCGATTCATCCGTCACTGAAGAATCTTGAGGAGGGTCACAGACTACACCCAGACAAGGTCAGACAGTGGCTTACTGCGTGGAAGGATGCAAAAGATCCTAGTCCTATCGCGAAGATGTACGTCGCCAACATGCAAACCTATTTCCGGACTGGTTGTTGGCAGGATGATTGTTACGGACTAAACCGTGATCGAAAGATCACCCCAATCAGTATCGCCCTTGCGTATGACAGTAAAGGCGAAGTCAAACGAACTATAGGAGTATACTATTCTGATATCTGTAAAGTATGGAAAGGTGAAGGAAGTGACGAATGATACTGAACTTAAAGATGTGGTAATGACCAAGAAACGTTTCCAAACAATGATTGAAGAAGTTGTTTTGAAACATCGTTGTAATTACCTTGACGCAATTATTTACCTATGTGAGAGATTCACAATCGAACCTGAAGACGCCAAGAAGTATATCAGTCCGGTGATCAAGGGTAAACTAGAGGCAGATGCAAAACGTCTCCGGTATATCCAACAGGACGATTCGGTCTTACCCATATAGAAGGAGAATCCATGAAGTACACGTTTACAAGCGAGAGTGTTAGTGCAGGTCATCCTGATAAGGTTGCCGATGCAATCTCGGATGCAATCGCTACCTATCTAATCGACTATAAGAAAGAGAATCGTGCTGCGGTCGAGACGATGGTTACTACCAACTCAGTCACTGTTGCGGGAGAGTATCGTTCTAACAAGAGTCTCGAAGACTGTGAAACGATCGCTCGTGACGTTGTGAAAGAAATTGGTTATGAACAGGAAGGTTTTCACTGGGAGACCTTTGACTTCACCAACCATCTTCATGGACAGAGTTCTGATATCGCAATGGGTACGGACGACTTTGGTGCAGGTGATCAGGGTCTGATGTTTGGTTATGCCTGTAAGGAAACCAAAGAGTATATGCCCCTTGCAATCTCCTTGAGTCATGAGATTTTGAAGAACGTAACTAAAACTCTCCCTTATGGCCCTGATGCGAAGGCACAGGTTTCTGTAGACTATGACGATATTGGTAAACCTGTACGAGTCAGTAAGGTTGTCTGTAGTGTTCAACACAAAGAGACCCAGAGTATTAGTTCGGTACGTAACATCGTACAGGGGTGCATTGAACGCATTCTAGAGGGTTGGGTGGACATTGATACCGAGTATCTGATCAACCCCACTGGTCAGTTCATCATTGGTGGGCCTGATGGTGATGCGGGTCTGACAGGGCGTAAGATCATTGTTGATACCTATGGTGGATACTGTCCTCACGGTGGTGGTGCGTTCTCCGGTAAGGACTGTACTAAGGTAGATCGGTCTGGTGCATACATGGCACGTTATATCGCAAAGAATATAGTACATGAGTTCGGGTTAGAGAACTGTACTGTTCAGTTGAGTTATGCGATCGGTGTTAAAGAACCCACCAGTCTGTACGTCTATGCAGATGGCAAAGTCCGTGACGACCTCGTAGAAGAGATTAGAAGTAAGGTTGACCTTACACCCGAGGGAATCATAGATCGGTTTAAACTCTTCTCTAGAGACCTTACCCTCATGACAAACTATGGTCACTTTGGCAACAAGGATCTGCCATGGGAGAAACTTGACCTCTTCTAGAAAGGCACTGTTACCCTATGGTACCAGTTCAAATATGCCCGCGATTGAGTTACCGGACAATGATATGTTCCTATCTCAACGCGGGTCTCTTGCACGTAATTACTTTGAAAACAAAATAGATCTCATTAATGATGAATACCGAAAACTTGTGGAGCTTGCCAAGTTGAACGAATTGATATATACTGCATCTTATAACTTCACACCTCGGGTAGGAGTGGAGTACCATCTTTACCGTATTAACGGTAAGGTGATTCTAAGTCTGATTGAACCTGAACGTTGGGATCAAGAGTTCTTAGGGTCATTTGTATTTACTGCGGATTCTGTCTGGCAACCCTTGCCAACTGGTATCTAAAGTGATACAATATACACTAGTCACGCATACTGTGACGACTAATAAACTAGAAACTATACATTGTATACAAGGAAATAAATATGTCTTTTGCAAATCTAAAACGTAACCGTAGTTCAATTGGCGACCTAGTTGCCGCCGCCACCCCCGAAACCAAGTCAGACAAGAAGTCCTATAAGGATGATCGTCAGTGGAAACCAACTGTTGATAAAGCAGGTAATGGTTATGCTGTAGTTCGTTTCCTTCCGGGTCTTGATGGTAACGTACCTTTCGTGCGATACTGGGATCATGGTTTTAAAGGGCCTACCGGTCAATGGTACATCGAACGATCTTTGACTTCTATTGGTCAACAAGATCCAGTATCAGAAATGAACAGTGAGTTATGGGCAACTGAGACTGATGACAATCGTGCGATCGTTCGCGAACGTAAACGTCGTCTGCACTATGTTGCTAACATTATTGTTGAGTCCGATCCATCTAACCCTGAGAATGAAGGTAAAGTATTCCTTTATACTTTCGGTAAGAAGATCTTTGATAAGGTCATGGACATGATGCAACCACAATTCCAAGATGAAGAACCAGTAAATCCGTTCGACTTCTGGGAAGGTGCATCGTTCAAGTTGAAGATTCGAAACGTTGAAGGATATCGTAACTACGATAAGTCTGAGTTCGCATCTCCAACCCCACTGTCAGAAGACGAAGCAGAGTTAGAGTCTGTCTACGAAAAGTTGTATGATCTAAATGAGTTTACTGATCCTGCTTCTTACAAGACTTATGATGAGTTGAAGACTCGTCTTCAGATGGTACTTGGTGAGGTTCCAAGGGCGCAGATCCCGACAGTTCAGGCGGTAGCGCTGGAAGAAGTCCGTGACCCAGCGCCAATGCGATCCAGTGCTGCTCCAGAACCTCGGGTATCTGAAGGCGACGAAGATACGATGTCATTCTTCGCCAAACTCGCAAATGAAGACTAGGACGCATAGGCACTCGCACGGGTGCCATTGTTAGAGGTTGGGGATCGCATTGATCTCCGACCTTGAACAGACTGATTGACATTTGATTGATTGGAGGAGTTCACAGAGTTGTCTTGGATTATTACTGGGGCGCTCTGTGAACTACCTACATTAGTAACACTCTCTGTATTGATCGCATTCGTGATCGCATTCTCTTCATTAATTGCCTGTAGTGACTCTGCATTAAACTGTTGTCGTAACTTCTCAATGTTCTCCGTAGAGACTGTACTATCACTATTGGTCGTTTCACCACCTACACTTGAAACGTTGGATGTGTCACCACCACTACTATTGGATATGAATCCAATTCCACCCGGTGCTTCCATTCCTGCATAGTTGTACACCGAATCAGGAATAGGATTCAGTTGCATCGACCCACCACCAAGAGTTTTGCCGAACACTTCAAATGAAGGTATCTCAAACTTCAATGTATCTGCTTCAGGTAACACTGACCTGACTAGGTTTTTACCAAAGTCATCAAAGCTTATCTCACCTGTAAAAAGATCCTTTACGTTGGTGAAGAGTGTGCCAAACCAGGCATTTATGCCATTCATAATGTCCCACACACCATCGATAATAGCATCACCAAGACCTGCGAAAGTAAAGGAGTCTAATGCTTTCTCTACACCATCAAATCCAAGTAAACCTGCAAACCAACTGATAATGTCTTTGGGTATGTCTAAGAAGATTGCAAAGAAGTCCACAACCGCTTTCTGGAGACCCTTCATTACCGCTTGAATCTTTCCACCAACCCCAAAGATATTGTCGCCAGATTTTCCAAGTTCCTCAGACACGTTCGTAAAGGTTTCATATAACGCAACAAGAGGTACAGCGAATCTACCTAGTAGTTTACCAATACCCGCCAGTACTTTCACAAAAGGACTCTGCATCAACTTTGCACCGAACTCTGTGATTGGTGCCAACATCTTCTTGATGTTATCTACAATGCCTAAACCACTGGTTGATATTCCACCAAATAGACCAGATATCTTACTACCGATGTTCTTAAAGAAGTTTCCGATTGACTTGAGTTTATCACCGATGAATCCGAATATAGACTCTATTGGTTTGAAAACGTTTACCCTAAACATCTTCTTGGTCTGTTCAACAAAACCTTTAACAAAGTCTCTTGCGAATAATGCGAGTCCCGCACCTAAAGTGATGATAGGCATTTCAATGCCTTTGTACGCTTCTTCAGGTTTCAACTTCTCCTCGTCATCTTGAGGAGCAGGTACGAGTCCATCCCTTTTCTCACGGCGTGCCTCGTCCTCAAGTGCATATTGTTTACGCACAAGACCAAGGAACGTTTCGAACTGTTCGTTGAGTAACTCAAGACCCGCGAAACTGTCACCTTCCATCTCGATCAGAATGTTAGTCCTATCGACTAACCTACCGAGAGTTTCGTTGGTGTCCATTTGTTCGAGGACTACGTCTTCAAGTGTTATTGCCATGTTTTGCCTTCTCTTTAGCTTCTTTCTCTTCTTCCAGTGCTTGGAGCAGGAGAATGGTATGTACCTCTTTCTCCCACGGTATCATCATATCTAGTTCAGTCAATGTATAATTATGATGCCTCTGCAACAAGAAGTTTACTTTAAAGTAATTGGAAAGTTCTTCATGTGCGAGGCATATCAAAAAAAACTTTGCATTCCCTTTATTTCAATATCTTCTGCTGCACCACAACTCTGACACACGAAAGGTAAGTCATACTTTACCACCGGTGAGTCTTCGAAAAACTGTGTGATCAACTTGAACTGATCCTGTGTCATAGATTCAAGGAACCCAATCACACCCTCAAACGGTTCGTCTTCGACCTCTATCTTCTCGTCTCCACTGATCACACTCTTGATACTACTTGCAATCAGATTGAAACCCACATCTTCTCCTGCGTCAGTAGGGATATCCTGATAACTAGGATACTTCATCACTACCGTTACTGTGTCGGATATCTTAATGACCGGGTCTGCGGTCGAGTTAGATACCTTAATCTCGTTTAGTGGTATAGTCACCTTCTGTTGACTCTCACACTTAGGACACTTCAGTAGAATGTCACTGGTCTCGCCCGTTGATTTGGATCTCAACTGAATGAAGATATATTCCAGATCAAACGTGGTCAGTGATCGTACGTCAAGACCTTCTACACATGCACCTACCGTATCATGTACTGCATTCATTATCTGTTTGGGATCTTCTGATGAAGATGCCATGAGGAGGATCTTCTCCTCTTTCACTAAGTATGGTCGATATCTACACTCTTTGCCGGTAGATGGGACTGTCAAACTGTACTTGGGTGTTTCATTTAACTTCGGTAATGCCATTATAAAGCTCCACTAATTAAAATATTAAATCTGATATCTTCTTGCCAAGTTTATCAAATGTATCGTTTACTAACTTTCCTGCCTTCTGTGCCGCGTCTGTTGAGACTCCGACATTTGCATCAATACCACTTGTACGACTGCCGTTAACCTCTGTGCCAGTAAAGTACTTGTATGCGAACTCTACGGTTATTTCACTCGTAACACCCTTCCTGTCGTCACTCAACTGTTCCTGAGTGAAGGAAATAGGATATGCGTCCTTGAGTACCCATCGGTATACCTCACGTCCAGATTGGCGTATATCCACATCTAGGGAAACGTTAACGTTGATGGGGCCAACACCAATACCTTTATTCGCATTCAGTCCTGCAAAGGAGATACCTCGATCCAACTGAGAGATCTTAATATCTCGCATGTAAGTCTTGGGGTATGCAATTGCAACATGACCCTCTACGTTTTCTTCGTATCGTTGAACCATAGTGTTCTGCCAGTCTTCGATATACTGTCGAGTCAACTGATCATTAAGTACACGGAAGGTCATTGATACAGTCCCATTGGTATATCCATAGGGTACCTTGGTTTGATCCACGCCGATATTTCTTTCTACGGTCAACATGTTTCTTGAGGGCAACGTGACATTACGGACAAAGTATTCGATCGATTGTTTCTGTTCACCTGACAAATTACGTGCGGGTAACTGAACATAGTACAGACTAGGGTTTGCATACCCTTTACCTGCGGTGATCTTTGCCTTTAAATCATCTACGTTAGGTATTCTCATTAGATCATTTTCCTTGCATCTGAGTATGCTTGACTTCTACCACCTTTCTGCCATTGTGCCGCAGGTAAGAATGTGGCAATCTCCCACTCTGGTGGTGGAATGTATGCGAGTTTACCCTCTACCTGTTTGGTTAGGTAGTGTTTGAAACAGGGTTTGAAGTACTTCATGGTAGACGAAGACTTCAAGAACTGATATGACATATCAAACTTAGTTGACTCGTCATACCTTTTATTGTTTGTGATGTCCATTAGACTATCCAGAAACTTTGCACGTAACGGTATTGGTAGGTAGTGCAAGTTCAGACCATGGAATCCACCCGGTGCGGGGCCAATTGCAATGATCAATGGAAACGAATCGTAGTACGGTAGGGTGTCACGATGTTTGGGATCGTAAAAGAACATAAACATAGAACCCGCTGCATACTTTGCACGTTGTTCCACTGGTTCTTCTCGCATCAAACTGCGTCTATTGACACCCATGTTCTGTACTTTCTTACGGAACCACGCACGTGACTCTCGTGTACGAGGTGTGATCCCCGCACGAAACGCTTCTAATTCTACTTTTTGAAATAATCCGGCCATGATTCTATTTAGTCTTTTTCTTGAAAGGTTTAAGAGGTTTCAGTGGTTTTGTTGACTTGGGTAGTATCCCCATCTTACTCAGAGTCTTCTCTGTCCATATCTCGAACGTCCACCCCCGATCCAACGCATATTCCATTGCTGCACCCCACTTGTTCATGTTCTTAACGTAGGTATATCCCTCAGTGATATACCGCTTGGTACGTCTCTGACCAGTAGGAGGACGGGTTTGTGCGTCAGGTTTAACTTCGACAAGTACCGTCTTACCATTGTTATAGGTTATCTTGAGATCCATATAGTAACGATGATACTTCTTATCCACCTCATAGAGATAGGGAATCACCACTTCTTCACTTGACCACGACTTCACGTCTTTATTATCATCACACCAACGAAAACATTGTCGTTCCCAAAGACTACGATAAATAATAGTAGTAGGATCTCCTTCGTATTTCTTAGTGTTTTTTGGTTTAAACTTTCCTTTATACGCCATTATTTTCCTATAAATAGACAGACAAATGTTATAAACTTATTTAGGGTATACTAAAAATGTCACGTGGCACACGCGGTAGTAAAGCAATCAATCGATCGACAGTCGATCCGGGGAAACAGGAAACTCAGACAAAGACTGAGGAAGTGGTTCTGGCCCAACATAGTGCACCCAATAGAGAAGTCGCAGTCGACATCTCACAAGAAACAATAGACCGAACTCGGGACTTACGATATCCTCTCAATGGTGGATTCGATACCGCACCGGGTCGGATTATTTTCACTGTTTTCAAAATAGATTCCTTCTTTGACCTCAGTGGAGAAGTTGATACTGATGCTAGAACGAAGTCTAGTCGAGAAGCAATCAACAAAGTCAATGAGATAAGATCAACAGCGGAGAAGAAGGCTTCCGAGGCGAGAGATGGAGTTGTGGCTGAAGCCAGTTCCGGTGTAATCAAGACACTGTTAAAGTCATACGAGAATGTCGATGGTGGGGATCCAGGCGGGTCAGTTACCTTTCCCCTCTCACGTGGACTAAAGTATACTGATGGTGTATCATACAATGTTGTAGATGTTGGTCTACTTGGTGCTGCCGGAGATATAGGCAGTGCATCATCTGAAGACGGACGGTTGACTGGTGCTGCAAAGTCCCTTGCAATAAATGCAGCTGGTAAAGCATTGGGCCCTGCCGCAGGTAGTATTGTCGGTGCTGCACTTGGTAAATTGGGTGGAGCTGCATTGGGTGGTCTCGGTGGTGCTAGTATTGCAGCACAGACCGGTGCCATTGCACAGAGTGCGACACGTGTATCCACTGCACCCAATGAGAGAACGTTATTCGAACGAGTCAAACTGCGGAACTTTGCATTCTCGTTTACTATGATTGCACGAGAAGCAGACGAACAGGTAGAGATCAAAGAGATCTTAAAGTTCTTCCGTTCAGAAGTATATCCAGAAGCAATAACGATTTCTGGAGGTGCGCCCTTTGCCTACGAGTTCCCCAATGTGTTCCAGATTGATATCAAGAACCGAGACGGTACCAACCCCGGATTCAACATACAGAGATGTTATCTGGAGAGTGTAGACACTACATTCAACGGAACATCTAGTGGTATGTTTGAAGGAAGAGAGTTTGTTGAAGTTCAAGTCAACTTGAGTTTCCGCGAGATTGCCGCAATGCACAAAGGCAAAGTTAGCAAGGAAGGATTCTAATGTCAAGTTATTTCGAAAAAGTTCCAAAGATCGCATACATATTCGGCAATGAAAACAATTCAACTCAGTTTCAGAACCTTGCCAACTATTCCGATCTAATTGACACATATCGTGATGATGCTTCTGCATATACAGAGTATGAGATACGTGACGGAGAACGACCCGATACACTATCCTATCGTCTCTATGAGAAGAGTGACTATGACTGGACGTTCTATCTAATGAACGAACGTCTACGAGAGACTGGATGGCCTATGTCCCGTACACAGATTATGGAACGTGCACAGAGTGAATACTTTAAACACTACACCTGTAAGTTACAGGCACTCACTGCGGACAGTGCTGCGTTGTTCTCTGGGTTATATCCTACTGGGACTGAAGTCTATGTGGGAAATAAAAAGGGTACGGTCGTACGTAAGAACCTAGGTCTCGCTGAGATTGTGGTTTCTTCGACCACCAACCTAACCGGAAATAGTACTTTATCCTATCAATTACCAGACAGTTCAGATCCACTACAGTTAGGGGCAAGTCTGCTGGATACCGTGTATGAGTATGAAGGTACACACCATTATGCAAACGATTCTGGGGAAGAGAAAGATCGGTTCTTCGATCCAATGGGTGGTGTAGATCCAGTAACAAACCTACAGTGGTTGATTGATGAGAATGATAAATCCAAAAGGATACGTGTAATCAAAAAGAATCTAGTAGGTGAGTTAGTCGGTGAGTTGAAGAGACAGTTGGCAAACGATTAATGGCTAAATCACGATTCACAATCATCAATGCGGATGTCATCCTATCTTCGGGTTCGGACAATAAAGTCATTGACGTGCGTCAGAACATAGTCGAACTAAGTTTCTTTGAAAGTTTACACAAAGAATATGTTGATGCACGTATGGTCATGCTGGACGACTTTGGTTTTCGAACTGAACTATCCACGACAGGTACCGAGAGAATCAACATAGTCGTTGCGAATGGTGATAACCCCCATGCGCCCCATATCAATAAGACATTCTTCTTCTCTAAGATCAACGATGTCGAGAAGACAAACGAACGATCAGAAGTACTGTCCATTGATCTAGTGGAAGAACACGTCTATGTCAATGCGATGAAGTGTATCAGTAGATCCTACGAAGGTACATTAGAAGACGCAATCATTGACATATCCCAACGAGATCTTGGTAAAGAAGTTATCAAAACAAAAAGGTTCGAGGGTAGTGCACAGGGACAAAGAAAGTTCGTCATCCCATATATGAGTCCCCTAGAGACTATCGTGTGGTTGAAAAATCGAATGACCACTCGTACAGGTTCTCCCATTTACCTCTCTGCGGATCTCTATAATAACGATCTCATATTCCAATCATTGGATGAGTTGTTACGAGCTGACGTAATCAACGAGGACTTGCCACTCCGATACACTGATGCGATGATGTCTGGAGAAGGTGACGTTGATCGTGAACAAATCACACACTTCGAAGAGACTAATGCGGAAGATGCTCTCGCACTATACGAAGAGGGTGCAATCGGTTCTTTCTATTCTAGTCTGGATACACACACTGGTCAAAGGTTTGATACTCACATATCCGTACGAGAGATTATTCAAGACTTCTATACCAACGAGTTGATTAGTCCAACAACAACTCAGACCATATTCGATCCCTCCTTGGTTATCGGAGGCAAACCCTCAGATGAGTACGATGCGATTGCAATACATCAAGTGACCTCGTCTAACACCTATAACCAATTCAAGAGTTACCACGACGAGTCACAGTTGATTGATGGTACTACTCTATACGAGTCACGACTAAAAGTCAAGAACAAAATCATACGTCAGATTCTCAGAAAGAATATGATTGATATTGAGATGGACGGTGGGTTGTTCTTTGAAAGTAAGATATCGCCGGGTGCAAGACTACGATTGATATTCCTGAACCCTAACAGTTCAGCATCCTCGAAAGATGTCAACAAGAGTATTGATAACAAGAGATCAGGTGACTATCTACTGATGAACACTGCCCATAATATGTTAGATGAGGATCACAGTGTGAGTGCACGATTAGTTAAACTGGGTGACATACCGAGTACCTTTACCCTATGAACATTCTAAGACCAATACAACAAGAGTATTATGGTGACGACTACCGGTGGTTCTTTGGTACCGTTATCAATGCACATCCTCCTAGTGGACTAGAGGGTCGTGTTAAGGTACGTATCAATGGTGTACACAATCCAAGTACCGGTGAGATACCCGAGAAGGATCTGCCGTGGGCACAGGTATTACTTCCTACGACCGAGGGTGGTGTATCCGGTTTTGGTCGCATACCACAACTCCTTGCAGGATCATTCGTGTTTGGTTGTTTCCTTGATGGTGCGTCCTCTCAGATACCTCTGGTGATGGGTAGTCTACCTCGACTAGAGTTCCCCACTAACGTACAGTTAGGTAAGACAGGATCAATAGAAACCAATGCTCGTCTACAGAACTCAGTACAGGAACCACTTGCAGACGATGATGTCGCATTGACTTCTAGTCAATTGAGACGACAACAGTCCATGAAGTTCTTCCTTGATAATGGATACAATCTTATTCATGCCGCTGCAATCACTGGTGCGTTACAGTCTGTATCACTATTCAGAACCTTTCATAATATTACAGATCCTAAAATAGGTATTGCAGGTTGGGAACGTTCTGACAATGTTGGTAGTAGATTCAATGGACTGCTTGCGTTTGCACAACAATTCCAACCCACGTCTGACTGGAGATTGTTTTCAATACAACTATCCTATGTGTTGTTTGAGTTACGGAATAGATATAGTTCAGTTAATCGTAAACTGTTGAACACTACAGACATCGAGTCTGCCAGTAGAATCTTTAACAGGAATTATATTATCACAACAAACCGTACTGACATACTTGCACAGACCGCATACGATGAGGCATTTGAATGACCGATAAATCAAAACTAAAGGATCTGGTACAGAGAAGTTCATCCTCCTTTGATAGAACCTCCTTAACCAAGTCAGCACAGACTGCAACCAATGCACAGATCAACGCAAAGGTTTCTCAAGCAGGTGCGATTGTCAATGAGGTTAATGGTGGAGTCAAGTCACTGACCTCAAAGGTCGACAAGTTTCAGGATGCGTCTGCTAAACTCAAGGGTGTTACTACCGAAGGTCTATTGGATGCGGGGTCTGCGAGTATCGAGAACCTCAAGACTGATGCGGTCAATGCGGTCAAGAGTAAAATCTCTGGTGCATTTGCTGCAAAGGTTGAAATATCCTTTACCACTGACTCTAATGGACTAACCCTCCCTGATACGTCTTCTCTGGACGTTACAGGGGGTATTTCGGGTACAATTGCAGCAATACTACAAGCAATTACCGGTTTGGGGAAAGGTTTACCTGATCCTAGTGATCTTGCAGGTGATCTGACTAAGAAGGTGATGGATGCATCTCCCGCTGGTTTGTTACAGGCAGGTACAGATCTAACAGGTAAGATTGGTGGATTCACCTCTACCTCAATCAATTCACTTGCAACAGATGCGATCTCAAGTGTAACAGACGAACTGACAACCTTGGTGGGTAGTGTTACTGATGTAAACCGCACTATGATCTTACCCTCTGCCATGGACAACGATTCAACATCTCCTACATTCGGTGAGTTCACATCGAGTAGTTTTACCTCGTCTATGCCTACCGGTGATAGCGAGTTCTCTCTTGCAATCAAGAATGTGAAGACAGATCCGCTTGCATCCCTTTCAAATGTCATTACCAAGGCACAAGAGATCAAACAGAATCTGGTTGGTGGAGAGAATGATTTCAAAACATTATCGGGAAGTAAAACTGCCACGGGTAAAGAAGTCATTGAGTCGTCACAGAATCAACAGAATCTGCGTAACCGATACCTAGCACTCGCAGATCAAAAGAACAGTTTGGTGAAATCAAAGCTTGCCAATGACGGCGAAACTGGTATAATAAGCTCACTGTCTATTAAAACTCTAACAGATATAAACAAACGTTTAAAAGCATTTGCGCCAAAGTTGCCAAAGAGTGAGTACTCCAGAATAATAAAGTTATCTCAGGGTAACTCACAGGACGTATCTCTATGTATTGATCTATTATATAAGTCCACCGGCAAAGATGCACAAGATATCCGAACGTTCCTAAAGACGATCGACACCACCATAACCTCTGCGACTCGCAGTACGGTATCCACTCAAGTCTTCGATACACCTTACATAATCGGTTCCTATGCGAAGTCGTGGACTAAAGGAAAAGGTGAACCAGTCTTCCCATACGTTTCTTCGGTAGAAGAACTACAGGCAGAACTCCGTAACATCCGGAGAGAGGTTACTGAGGTAGTTTGTCACTGGACAGAAACCCCGACCAACAAGAACATCGGTAGTGAAGAGATCAATAACATCCACCTAGAAGAAGGGTTGGACGGCATTGGTTATCACTACATCATTCGAAGAGATGGATCTATTCAGAGAGGACGCCCTGTCAACCTAGAGGGTGAACACGCTTCCGCTGGTCTCTTCAATAATCACAATCGATATAGTATCGCAATTTGTTTTGTGGGTGGTATCAACGTACCTAGTGAGACTCAGAATATCACTCGATACATCTCCGCACAATCATTGACCCGTAGTCAGTTCAATTCCTTTGACCACTTCTGTCGTGCATTCTATAATGTCTATCCGGGTGGACAGGTGATCGGACACTCTGATATTGACGACTTGACTAATGATCCCGGATTTGATGTTCGTGCATACGTTAAGTCAAACTTTGACAAGGACTCCAAGTTCGATACCCCAATAACTAGGGGGCCATTTACCACGAATGAGATCAACTCATGACAAACTTTTCAGATGAATACAAGACCCGAGTAGACAAACAGGGTATTGCAAAAGAAGTTACGGAGGGTATCCCCAAGGATGGGTTTTCTGATCCGACCGGCGAGTTTCCTAAACGCGAATACTTCTACGATAATAGTATTAGTAAAGCCGCGACAGGAGAGAAGGTCAACAACCTTTCCATAGGGGGTGGAGATGTCGGAGTAGATTTGGATCTACCTGATCAAGAACCCTCTGTATTCCCGTACAATCAGGTATCCGAGACGCCGAGTGGGCATTCATTTGAGATGGATGACACACCGGGTGGTGAACGTATATTAATTAAACATCGAACCGGTGCAGGTATTGAATTACGTGCGGATGGTAGTGTTGTCATTTCAACCCGCAAACAACGTATCGAAGTTGTTGGTGGTGATTCCAAAACTATTGTCGAAGGGGAAGGGGATCTAGTTTATAAAGGTAACGTTGACCTACGCATAGATGGCGATTTCAATGTTAGTGTTGGTGGGGATTATAATGTTGATGTGTCTGGAGACAAAGTCGAAAATATCAAAGGTCGACACACCCAAACTATAAACCGCGATCAGAACAGTACGGTCAAGGGTAATAAAGGTGAACAGGTTGTGGGTATGAATACCTCTACCACTCTGGGAGATCGATACTTGATCACTAAGGGTAACCTGAATATGTTTACCGAAGCATCAACCGAACTCTTGACGGGTGTGGATCTGATTACCACTGCGGTAAACGAGTGGGTCGCTGCGTCTTCTACTGCAAACATAACTGCACGACATGTATCAATGATTGGTCACAAGGGAACGTTTGGTGGCCCTATGATGGACTACTACGGTAAGACTTACGGTGGTATGCCTGGGGGTCTCACCAACCTGTCCACATTCTACGGTACTCTGGTAGGTCGCGCAACAGAAGCGATTCATGCAGACTATGCGATTAAGTCTACCTTTGCTGACTTTGCGAAAGGTGCAAAGAATGCGGTCATTGCAGCGAAGGAATCACCATGTGTTGTCCTACCCGGTATTCCTAAGATTGGTATCATGCCTTACATCCCCCTGCCATCAACTGCACCATTACCCAACCCTGCAATCGTAGAACTACAGTTATCTACAAGTCGTTATGGTATCAGAGGTGTAAGTGTTGATGACAAGTTGGAAGAGAAGATCCTCAAGTCAGACGATTACTCTGAGTTGTTCAGTCACGATCCTACTATAGATGAGATCCGTTCTAAGTTACGAGACCCGTCTAACTTGAACAATGGTAAGTTCACAAGTTTCCTTGTAGGTGAAGGAAAACTGAACAGTGAGTTTAAGGTTAACATACCGAGGAACATTGGACGGTCTGCAAACAAGAGAGGCACAATGAGATTTGGACAAGAGTTGATTGGTAACAACCCATCTGACAACCGTAGTAAGAGATTTAAGGTGAATGAGAACACATGAAAATATTAGTTGACCCCACCTATAACCCTGCTGGAAAGGACATTACGTCATCCACCAAACTCGCACCGGGTATCACATGTGCGAAGTTCCTTGGTGCATTGGGATCACGTACACAGTTTGATAGACTATACGATGACTCATTCAGTGGCCCAATAGACCGCGATCAGGTTGCACGTAATCTAGTCCTTCATGCGAATGCAATGAATAGTGTCACCTTCAACTCTGAGTTTACACAACACAGACTGGTGGTATCGGATGGTGTCTACGAACCTTACCAAGACTTTACTTCGGATGGTTATAAGGGCGAAAGACCCACAGGATTCAATGACCTACGCCGCACCGGTCGTGGTATTGGTTATCAACTGATAGACAAACACGGCAAGAGTGATCCTCGTAAGACTTATGACCTCGCCGTGTTTTGGAAAGATTATCTGGACTATGACGAGATAGAACTCGCATATGACACCTTTGATCCTAACAATGATCTTGTTACAACGATTCTACTTTCTGTTCCTGAAGTAGGGAGAGACTTTGATGTTTCTTTTAATTATGATATAAACACCACATTCAATGGCACTTTACAAACTCAGTCGGAGTTGTTAGAGATTCTGCCTGAAGAATAGTTATAAATAAAAGAAAAAGGTTTCACTGATCATATGGCAAAGATATTTTCACCCGAAGACGGTAACCTCAGTAAGAGTACTAGGGTAACACGCGAACGTACGTTCTCTGATGTCGACTTGACATTGGATGCACGAATTGCGCCCACGTATTCTTCTGGTGACGGTGATGTTCTGCGTAAGACAGATGCTGCAGCAGTAAAACAATCACTGAAGAATCTTTTGTTAACTAACAGGTTCGAGAAACCATTCCGACCTGCATTTGGTGGGGATCTAAGTAGTCTATTGTTTGAGATGATGGACACGACTACTGCGGATAAAATGATTCAACAGATTCGTGCCTCCGTTAAGAGATTCGAACCTCGTGCAATTATCACTAACCTAAAGATTGTTGCAACCCCAGATTACAACGAGATATCTGTAGTTATTGAGTTTAGAATAGTTAACTCACAGGTATCGGATACGTTACGAATTAAACTCAGTGATCAGGGTGGTGTGTTACCCGTGGTTCTACCGGTCACTGCAACGCCAGTACCAGATGAGATTATACTATCTGAAGCGGGTAATCGTCTATTGACGTTTGCTGGGTTGTTATTACGAACAGACGAACTAGGTATTCTGGATGGTGCAATCCTGACCGTTGGAACCAATGGCGATATACAATTACTGACACAGAACGAAGAAGTAATACTATCCGAACAAGTATAAGGACAAAGTAAAATGGCAACAACAATAAAGTCGACCGAATTAGACTTTGATGGAATCAAGAATAATCTAAAGTTGTTCCTCGCACAGAAGGAAGAGTTTGTCGATTATAATTTCGAAGCATCCGGTGTCTCGAACTTACTAGACGTGCTTGCGTATAACACACACTACAATGCACTTCTTGCAAACTTTGCGTTGAATGAGTCATTCATATCGACTGCACAGTTGAGATCATCTTTGGTTGGTCTTGCAAGTTCATTGGGTTACACGGTAGCGTCTCGTAATGCATCCTTTGGTGTTGTAAGAATGTATCTGGACTATTCATCTGATGTGACTCGACCTGCGTCTGTTACCATGCCTAAAGGTTTTCAGTTTACCAGTACTGTGGATAACAAAACGTTTACCTATAAGACCCGAGATGTATTAATAGGTAATGACGATGGTAACGGTCTATACTATTTTGCTGTCAATGCAAACACTAACGTCGCCATACACGAAGGTATTCCCCGATCTAAGAACTTTATTGCTGGCCCTGTGTCCGAGAACGATTCTTATGTTATACCTGAGACACGTTTAGACCTTGCCACCGTAGAGGTAAGAGTGTATAATGATACCTCAACTTCTTCATATGATGTGTATACCAATCTAAACACCACGACCAATATCAGTTCTTCTTCAAAGATATTTGTTATTAAAGAAACTCCTAATGGATCCTATGAGATCACCTTTACTAATGGTACCTCAATAGGACTTTCTCCCCAGTCTGGTAATCGGATTGAAGTAGTCTATGATATAGTTGCAGGGCCAGAGGCAAACGGTGCACGTACCTTCACCCCCGCTTCAGGTATCAACGGCAAACCAATACAAATTACCACCACGACTATATCCTCTGGGGGATCACTCAAAGAAGATCTAGATTCTATTCGTAAGAATGCACCCTATCAGTATGCTGCACAGAACCGTGCAGTGACCGCAGAAGATTACTCCTCCTTGATATTACGAGAGTATAGTAATGTTATTACTGATGTAAAGACATGGGGTGGAGAAGACAATGTTCCTCCTCAATACGGTACGGTATTCACGTCACTCGTATTTGCATCTGATGACACAACCATCAAACAAACAACTAAGGATGGTATCCGAGGTCTGTTAAAGGATCTCGCAGTCGTTACCTTTGGTCTTGAGTTTGTAGACCCCATTGAGACATTCATTGAGGTACAGACTTTCTTCCAGTACAATCAGAACCTGACTGCATTGAATCAGTCGTCTGTTCAGAACAACGTCAAGACAACCATGCAGTCTCACTTCGATGCAAACCTCGGCGACTTCGATCAGTCATTCCGGCGTTCTAATCTGTTAACTGAGATAGATGACACAGACCCTTCTGTTCTATCTTCCCGTGCGGAAATTAAAATGCAGAACAGATTCCTACCAGTGACGGGTCAAACCAACTATAAAGTGTACTACCCAACTTCAATTGCTGCACCTGACGATAAAGTACACACAGTTATATCAAAGAACTTCCGATATGGGGGTGACATCTGTTACCTTCGCAATCGTCTGGGTTCAAATGTCCTTGAGTTGTTCAACGTTAACTCAGGTAAACTTGTATTGGATAATGTGGGTACCTATGATGCTGCAACGGGTACATTGAATCTAGAAAACTTTACTATTAGTCTGACAAGCGGAGATCATGTCAAGATCGTTGCAACTCCAGAGAATCAGGCAACAATATCACCTCTGCGAAATAACATTCTAAGATATGATGCTGCGTCATCATTTGCGAATGCTATCCTCACAGATTCATTATAAATAGATAGACAAATAACAGAGTGTAAGTTTCATGGGAACCAGTTCAATAACATCTGACGGTAGAAAGATCCTAATCAACCAGTTCAAAAAGAGTTTGGACGGTGATAGTGACTCGTATTATCTCGGACTATCTGGTGCGGACTCGTCAACTGCGGGACTGCACGATCAGATACTTGCAAGAAACGAAATGCATTTCGTCAAAACGATCAGTGCAAACAGTTTTGTTGTCGAAACATATGACTGGATCTCAGGAACAGTATATAACCAATACGACAACAACGACACTAATCGCACACAGTTCTATGTTTCGAATGGTAAGAACGAAGTCTTCATTTGTATTGAGACTGGTAAGACCAGCACAGGTATTGCTACCGGTTCTTCAGTAGAACCCTCATCGACTCTTGCACTTGCATATGATGGATTGTCAAGAACTTTCCCTACAAGTGACGGTTATCTTTGGAGATATCTTTACAAGATGTCGGGTAGTTCTGTTAACAACTTTAAAACATCTGAGTTCATGCCGGTACAGAAGATTGTAGGTTCTGGTGTCATTGCAGAAACCATTGAACAAAGTAATCTCCAGACCACTGCGATTGCGGGAGAGATTCTTGGTGTTGCAATTGTAGACGGTGGGTCTAATTATCAATTCAATCCTCGTATAGATCTTGAGGGTAATGGCACTGGCGCTACCTTTGTCGGGACTATCTCTGATGGCAAGATTGTTAAGATTGTGGCAGACTCTGATAACTTTGGACGCATTCTTCACGGTAGTGGTTATGACTACGCAAAGGTTTTTCCTTCTGCGGGTAACGCAATACTGAGACCAATCATCGCACCAAACGGTGGTGTCAACAAAGACCCGGTCGCATCTCTATGTGCGGGTAAGATTATGTTACAGAACACTGTACAGAACAATGAGGGTAATGTAGTACCACTTGCAGATCCTGCTAACGATTTCAAACAGGTTGCCCTATTGCGTAACTTGGAACTCGCGGATTCTGCCAAAACTTTATTTACTGCTCAGATAGGAACTGCAATGCATTCCTTTACTGTCAGTGGTGGTAGTGGTATCTTTGTTGCAGATGAGATCTTCGAGACCCCGACACAGACTAGGGGTAAGACTTTCTGGCACGATAACTCAAACAACAGACTATACTATGTGCAGAATGACTCTACAGGGTATGGAGAGTTTGACGTTAGTGGTACAATCACTTCAATAGCTACCTCAACAGCAAAGGTAGTTGATGCGATTATTCAACCAGACTTTAACAGATATTCGGGTGATTTATTGTACATAAATAACCTCAAAGATGCAATAATAAAAACAGGCACACAAACCGAAGACTTCCGAATCGTAATCGATTTGGGAACAAAGTAAAGGGAAAACGATGGCAACTACATTCACATCCGCAACGTTAGGTGGTACATATGATGATGATCTCAACGAAGATAAGGGATTTCACCAGATACTATTCAACAGTGGTAGAGCACTCCAAGCACGAGAGTTAACGCAACTCCAAAGTTTAATCTATCAAGAGATTGGACGTTTTGGACGTAACATCTTCAAAGAAGGTGCCGCGGTTTCTTCTGGTGGAACGGCAATCAATGCTGCTCACGAGTACGTTAAGATTGCGTCTACCAATGCGGGTTCTGCGTTTGCAGACATTGCTGTCGGTACTGTTTTCCGAGACGATGTCACTGGTCTTGAAGCAAAGGTAATTGAAGTACAACCACGGAACACTAGTGCCGGGTTTACCTATGACACCTTATACATTCAGTATATCAATACAGATCAGACTGCGATTTCTGGTTTACCTGACCGTTTCGGCGACAAGGTAACATTATTCGACCAGTCTGGTAGTGGTTATGAGTTAATCACAGAGACCCCAAATGCATCTGGTCGTGGCGTAAGGTTTGACGTTGAGACGGGTGAGTTTTTTGTATTGGGTCGATTTGTACATGCCGCCAAACAAAGCATTATCCTAAGTCCATATACCCAAACCTTTACTGGGGCAATTGGATTTAAGGTTACACAAGAAGTTCTTACTGTATCAGATGACAACAGTCTGTATGACAACACCGGTGGAACACTTAACAACGCATCTCCCGGTGCAGACAGATACCGCATCACCCTGACACTAGTTGATCAGGCGAAGGTTTCTGCTGATGATACTTTTGTGTTTTTGGCAAATATCGAGAACTCAAAGATTGTTGAAGAAATAGAAGAGGGTGATGCATACAACAAGATCAATGAACTGATCGCATTGCGTACCGAAGAAGAGTCGGGAGACTACATTGTCAACCCATACACTATTCACTTCGAAGATGCAGTCTCTGGTGATTCCTCCTTGGAATTGGTTGTGTCAAATGGTAGTGCATACGTTAATGGTTATAGAGTAGAAACTCCATCTCCAGTTAAACTGAGAGTACCACGTCCTCAGACTACAGACAACCGTAACAACGACATCGTTCCTATTGAGTATGGTAACTACTTCCTTGCCGATTCGGCTCGAGGACTGCCTGATCTGGATATGACCACAGTCAACCTCAGTACTAGTCTGACCGATCCGAGTAGTGGTATTATTGGTACTGCAAGAATCCGTGCGGTAGAGAAAGGTAGTAGTCTCCCCAACAACGGAACCCATAAAGTTTATGTCTTTGATGTCAATGTTGACTCAGACAAGTCCATTGCTGACACCAAGTCAATCGGTACTTCTACGACTAACCTGTACAAGTTATCCACTGCGATCTATGGTTCGGACAGTGATGTACAGTTATATGGCACACAAAATAATACTTTGTTGATGCCTTTGAGTCAACCTAGACTCCAGTCGATGTCTGATATAGTTTTGAAAGTACAACGACATGTCGGAAGTAAAACGGTCGCCTCAAGTAAGATTGACATCTCTTCTGTACTGGGTGCAGGGGAATCCTTTGTTGACACCACCAATTGGGTGGTTGCGTCTTCTACTCGTGGTTTTATTCCACACACAGTCAACGGATCCAATGGCGAGATAACTCTCTCAGACGTTGCAGACGGTGTTGTTCTTGAAGTATTATACTATGTCCAGAAGACTGCTGCGGTACGTACCAAGACAGAACTGACAGGTATTACTGACACCTTAACTAAACGGACTGGGTTCGATTTACAAAACTCTGTTGCATATCACTACTATGAGTTCGATCATGTTGATGTAACAGATCTAGACTCTGTGCGAGATGCCGTGTCTGTTGGTCTGGATGTGATGAACAGTTTCGTACTAGACGATGGTCAGAGAGACAATTACTATCAACGTTCACGTCTAATCCACAATGGTGAAGACAGTGCACCATCTACTTTGTATGTTAACTATAAGAGACTACGTCACAATAACGATGGAGACTTCTTTGCTGCATCGTCATATAACACTTTAGGTTATACTAATATACCTACTCATGTTAATCAGACTGGTGACGAACTAAGTCTATTCAACTATCTCGACTTCCGTTCAGATAATGACAATGGTACGTTTACTAATATCAACTATCTTCCTAAGAATGGAGATAATGTAACCGCAGACATTAGTTACTACTTGGGACGTGCAGATAAACTGTTGCTTACTCAAGAGGGTGAATTGCAGTTGTTGATGGGTAACCAAGCAGCAGATCCACAGTTCAAACCTACACCAGATAATGTGTTAGAGTTATATAATATTGTATTAAATCCTAATACTTTAAATGCTAAGGATTTATCTTTTGTACCTTTAGAACATAAGCATTATACTATGAAAGATATTGCTGCTTTAGAGACAAAGGTAGATGTTTTAAAAGAAGAGACAGCTTTATCTATACTGGAGTTAGAGAACCGTTTAAACGCTTCTTTGGATAGTGCGGGTGACGAAAGAATAGAGGTTGCTATCCAAGTGGACGGTAACAATGATCATGTCTCATCTGATACTGAGAACGAAGATTACGCTGCATCTTTAGACCCTGAAGCGCAGGTTATTAATCCTAAAGCACAAGAAGAGAACGTGCGACTCCTGTTCAATAATAGTCTATCAACAGGTGTCACTAAGGTTGGTGATAACGTATACCTGTCTTACGACAGCGAAGAGTACGCATTCCAGAGTCTTGCGTCCAACCACCTCAAGGTAAACCCATTCGGTCACGTATCCAACACCGGTACACTCAGGATGTCACCATCTTCGGATGAGTGGAAAGATACTTACTCGAATGCAAACCGTGCAATTGAAGGTACAGATAAGTTATCTACCGATCAAGCGTTCGTATGGAACGCATGGCAGTGGAACTGGCAGGGTCGTGACACAACGAGGTTAACGATACCGACATTTACCAAGAGGAAAGGAGAGAGTAGTTATGCTTTCTCTACGCGTAAGCGCATCGCCGGACACATAATAACAAGACAACGAGTACTCCAATCTGCCTCACTTCGCCAACGATTTGGTAAGAAGTATGTCGATCTTGCACTCGTTCCATTCATACGTTCACGTAAGGTATACTTCCACGCGAAAGGTCTGAAACCTAATACAAGATTTACTCCATTCTTTGATGGATTCAATGTACAGAACTGGTGTCGCGAAGAAGCAGCGTTTATTCGTTGGTCTGATCGGAATGAAGACATTGGTAACCGTTATGGTTATGCAATCACCGAACACCCAAGTGGTAAGTCTGATTTGATATCAGATGCTAACGGTGAGATCATCGGTTCATATTTCATTCCTTCGATCCGTGTGGCAAAGTCTAAAGAAATAAGAAAATGGGGTAAGAAGTTTGATCCCAACAATTACTATAACGAAGGTTCTGGTCAGAGATTCCGTGCAGGTGTACGTGAGTTCATGTTACTAGACATCGACACACCCGATTGGGGAGAGGCAGGATCTAAGGCGTTTGCATATTATGCATCGATGGGTATAGCATTACATTCCATTACTCACTGGAACTGGAATCGTTATCCAGACGCACCCAACCCCTTCTCGTGGTTAAGTAAAAAACAATCAGTTCGATTGACCAAAGAACAGAAGAAACAACTAGATTTGATTTCTGCGGGTGGTGTAAACCTTTCTGAACCTAAACTTGCGGGTCTACACGGTACTAACGCTGCGGGTCTGACTGTTGCACAGTTACGCAACATTGACAATGCTAATACAATGTCTGGTGTTCTGTCGGATTATATTGGTGTGGATCTTAACCACCAAGCGTCTACGGAAGTCAATCCTATCACACCGCCTGAGAACCCAATGTCACAGACGTTCTATGTTGACAACCCATATGGATTGGTGTTAACCAAGATCCAATTGTACTTCCGTACAAAGGATAGTGGTAATCTTCCGGTGTCGTTGCATATACGTCCAGTAGAGAATGGCAAACCTTCTCAAAACGTTATTGTTCCAGACTCCCACGTATTCCTAAATGTGGGTGAGGTTGATGCGATTGGTAGTTCACCTATCCTCTCAACTGTACAGTCTAGACCTACAACTTTTGAGTTTGATGAACCGGTTCACTTACAACCTTGGAAACAGTATGCGATCGTAGTATCATCTGCATCGACTGAATACGAGTTGTTCAGTGCAACCGCAGGTAATCCAGTACTAGGTTCTTCGGTTAAACGTGTAACTACTCAACCAATTCCGGGTAGTCTATTCCTACCACAGAATGGTACTAACTGGGTTGCGTCTAAAGATCAAGATCTAATGTTCCGTCTGATTCGTGCGAAGTTTGCTCAAGGTGGCGGTTCTTTGATATTGAACAATGCAGATCTTGCACCACGTGAATTACCCGAGAATCCATTGTTGACTACTGGTGGATCTCCTCGTGTATTTGTCCAACATATGTGTCACGGTCTTCGTGTAGGAGATACGGCATCTTTGGATAGTGCTGCAGGATTCTTCGGTATCACTACTGGCGCATTCAATACTACTCATACTGTTGCACAGATTGACGCACACGGTTATACTATTGATGTTGACAGTGCAACCTTTAGTGGATTCGGTGGTGGTGAAAAGATTCGATCTCAAGGTAACGTTGTATTTACTACTGCAAACCTTCAGTTAGAGAACTCTATACCACGATCTACTTCCATTGATGTGTCTGCGAAGTTTACTTCTGGATCAAACATTAGTGGCGGAGAGACTCGTTTCGTTCAAGATGCACAATACTCACGCATTACTCCTGAAGAGAATGTTGAGTTTGATACACCGCGTACGATCTACAACGCTGCATCCGAAACGGCTAATCTTGGTGCGGGTGTGAGATCTGCATATATCAAGGTAGACTTCAAGTCAGGAGATGATTATGTTTCGCCTATCATTGACTTACAGAGATCTTCTTTGATTGCTGCGGGATATTGTCTGGATGATCCATCCGTGACTCCTCATCTCCACCCTGTCGCAGAGACTGCACCAATAGGAGGTTCAACTGCGTCCAAACATATTACTTCACCAGTTACATTACCAATCCCTGCGGTCGGTATTGATGCTCGTGTAGGAATAAATCTACCAGAGGATGCAGGCGTTGATTTCTACTTCCGAACCGCACAAGCGGATCAGGACATCACGTTGCAACCTTGGATTCTACAAGAACCTAGAAACCCTCTAGTAAACAGAAATGATGGAGAGTTTGCACAGACGGAGTATCTTGCTGGTGGTCAAAATGGTACATTGAAACCATTCAACCAAGCGCAGACTAAGTTTGTCATGAAAGGTGGTTCAAAGAATCCTTCTCTGAAAACTATATCAATCAAGTACCTGTCACGATAAATTATGGGCATAGATAATTATGTACCAGTGAAAGGTCACCCCCACTTAGTCCGAGACACAGAGAGCAACGCTATTATTAACACCAATAGCGTTGCGATCTCTCAGGGTATTGCACGTAAAAAACATCGTCAATTAAAGGAACAAGAAGAGATGACACAAAAGAATCGACTAGATGGTCTGGAAAAAGATATTTCAGAAATCAAGCATTCTTTGGAATTGTTACTTTCTATAATGCATAAATAGTACTAATAAACTAATTTGCGTTAGGAATAACAAATAAATGTCATATAGACCCCTAAAAAGTTTAGCTGGTGGTAAACTTCAAGAGTTCACTCTGGCAGATGAAGACTATCTCTCCTATCAGGCGGGACTTCATCTTGCAGCTATGGACTCATCTGACGCATCTGCACTATCCAGATTTGATCAGGGTAGTGAGTTAGTAGGTACATTTTCTAACACATTCTTCGATGAAACTTCAAACACCAATCCTCTAGTACTTTCTACAGAGTTTCAGGTTGCAATAACATCCAACACCTCTAATGGCATTCACACCCATACTTCACAGGGCGGTGGTTTGCCTGAGACTGTATACATTGGCGATACCTTAGAACTTAATATCGTAGTCAACGCTACCGAGGTTAACGGTACCGGTTTCGAAACAATCATTCTTAATGCATCTACTGCCGGTAGTGCAGTGTTCTCTGAAACCATTAATGGTACTCCCGCACCTACTAGTATTTCAGGTGACGGTTCTATTATGTGGCAGGACTTCGAATCAACATCCCTATCAGGTAACTATCGAGGAATCTATCGTTATACCCTGACAGAAGTTGGTTCACTCAACATCTCTATTGATACAAGTTCTGTTGACGTTGACAACTCAACTAACGAAGGCAGTTTATCTGTCACTTTACCTACCATTGAGGTACAAGAGACTCGTCCTCCTAGTAGTGTGGAAGAACAAACAAACCTATACCAGAACCCCGCAGATATTCCAGGCGAAGGTGAACTGAAGAAGAACCCCGTATACTGGCAGACTCAACCGCTGGGTTTGAAGGAAATGTCAGATACGGAGTTGGATGTTCTTTGTACCAAGTTTGCCCGTAAGATTGTAAATGACGAACTCCCTGGCAGTTTCCGTCTGTCCGCTGGTCAACCCGGTGCAGGTTACTTTAAGTTTATTGAAAACATGTTCACCGATACACGTGGTGACGGTACCAACAACTACTATCACATATGGATGAAGGGAACAGGATTAACTGTACCCGTCAAACGGTCACCAATTTCAGTCTTCCGTCAGAACGGTATCTTTAAAGGTCTGAAACAACTATCAGATCCTGAGATACAGTATACCTTTGGTGAACGTGTTAAACAGTTGATCTTGTCAACTGGCATTGGTAGATATCAACTACGTTCTTCTTCTCAGGGAACTCCCACTGATCTTGGTACATGGCGATCACGTGGTAATGCACTTGATACACGTCAAACTTATTTTGATGATCCGGGATACACGGGTGACGCACCATTCAACCAAGACTATAGTGGTTCCTACATTCCCGATTACGAGACTGCTTTTGTTGGTAACTATGAACAGAACTATGAGGCTGAGTTCGAAGGTAACTACATCGGTTCATTTATCTCATTGTATACTGGTGACTATGGTACCAAGTACGTTGGTGAATACGCAACCGACTTCGCAGAAAACTATTCAGGTGACTTCGAAAAGACCTACGTTGACAATGTCTATACTGGTAACTTCACAGTACCCTACACTGGTGATTATACTGGTGCAGATATTACAGAACAATACACTGCACAATACACTGGTGAAGTGTCGATTGAAGATTACTCCTCTACGTATATCGAAGAAACCTATACTGGCGACTATGCCAGTGAGTATGAAACAGATTTCGAAGGTGTCTTCAGTAGTACCTTTGTTGCAAACTTTGCTGACCAAGACTACGTTTCTGATTACGAAACTGTCTTTACTGGCGATTACCTGTCGGTATATACTTCATTATACATTGCAGTATATGAAGATACAAACTATGAGACTACCTATTCCGAAAATTACCTAAGTGATTATCAGAACGAGTTTAACAAAGAGTATGTGACCGACTACCAAGGTGCATATGAAAGAACAACTCAGGTTACCTATACGGGTGAGTATGCAGGTGATGCACAGGAAGTGTACACCGGTGATTACACTGGTACAGAAGTAGAAATCTATACAGGCGAATACGTACGTGACATCTCCGAGACTTTCGAAGGTGAGTATGGTCGGATTCAGGAAGAGTTATACACCGGTGATTATGCGGGTGATATCTCCGAAACCTACACTGGCGATTACGAACGTGCACAAGCTGACTCCTATACGGGTAACTACGAACGCACTGACGCTGAAGATTACACTGGTAACTACAACTCTGCAATCGAAGAGGGTTATACCGGTAACTACGAAAGAACGCAGGCAGACTCATACACAGGTGATTACTCTGGTGATATTTCAGAAGTATACACCGGTGAGTATCAGAGAGAAGATGATGAGATTTATGAAGGTCAGTATGTCCGAGAGATTGCGGAGAACTATACTGGTGAATATGAATCTGATGTTTTGGAAATGTACACTGGTGATTACGAGAGAGACCAGACTGATGGGTACACCGGAGAATATGGTCGACTAGATCCCACCGTCTTTACAGGTGAGTATGGTCGTACCGATGCAGAGATCTACACTGGAGATTATGAAAGATCTGACAGTGAACTCTATGCGGGCGAGTATGAGGGTGTTGTCATTGAGACTTACACCGGAGATTACACTGGCATTGTTACGGAGTTGTACGAAGGTAACTACACTGGCGATGTTCTAGAAACATACACTGGTGAATATACTGGTCTTAACGATCACCCTTTCACCGGTAACTATACTGGTATCATTGCAGAGACATACACTGGTGATTATACCGGTGGTGTTCCAGAGACTTACACTTCTCTTTATACTGGTGATATTGCAGAACCCTATACTGGGGATTACCTAGGTGAAGCCTTAGAAGATTACACCGGTGATTATACTGGCGATATTCAAGAGGTTTACACTGGTCAGTATGAATCTGACATTCAAGAATCTTACACGGGTAACTATACTGGTGTCATTGTTGAACCGTATACTGGTGATTACACTGGTGAGATAGAAGAAGACTACACCGCTCAGTATACTGGTGAGGTTCTTGAAACTTACACCGGAGAGTACTCAGGTCAAGTCCCAGAGAACTATACTGGCCCATACACTGGTGTTATTGTTGAAACATACACTGGAGAGTACACCGGTGAAGTTGAAGAACTCTATGCTGGTGTGTACACTGGTGAAGCGTTAGAAGGTTTTACTGGGGACTATACCCGTGATACCCCTGTTACCTACACTGGTAACTATGAACGCACTCAGATCGAAACCTATACTGGCGACTATGAGAGAAGTCAGGCGGACACCTATACGGGTGAGTATGGTCGTGTCACCGAAACAACTTATACTGGTGATTATGAACGTGCACAAGCCGACAACTACCTTGGTCAATATGAACGTGCACAAATTGATGTCTATACCGGTGATTACGAAAGAACTGATGCAGAGATCTATACGGGTGAGTATGGTCGTGCTGAAATCACTAACTTTACTGGGGACTATGAAAGAACTCAAGTAGATAACTATACGGGTCAGTATGAAAGAACTCAAACAGATCTGTACACTGGTGATTACGAAAGAACACAGGCAGACTCATTTACGGGCGATTACGCTAGAAGTCAAACCGATGCATACACAGGTCAGTATGAACGTGTTACGACAGCGGCATTTACTGGGGACTATGCACGTACTCAAGTTGACACTTACACGGGTGATTATGAAGGTGTCATTGTTGAACAATACACAGGTGAGTACGAAGGTATTGTTGCAGAGGGTTATACTGGCGATTACACCGGTGACGTATTAGAACTCTACACTGGTGATTATGGTGGTGACGTTGGTGAAACCTACACGGGTAACTACGAACGCACTCAGACAAATGTTTTTACTGGGGACTACGAAAGAACTCAGGCAGATAACTACACTGGCAACTATCAGAGAATTGATTCTGAAAACTATGCTGGTGACTATACTGGCGAACCTTTAGAATCGTACTCAGGTGACTATACTGGCGAACCTTTAGAGACTTACACCGGTGACTACGAACGCATCCAATCAGAAAACTATGCTGGTAACTACGGTGGTGACGTTCTAGAAGTATACACGGGGAACTACACTCGTATTCAAGTTGATTCCTATACTGGTGACTATGCGGGTGATGTACAAGAGACATATACCGGTAACTACGAAAGGACTCAGGTTGACAACTACACTGGAGAATATACTGGTGGAGTTCCGGAAACTTTTACTGGGGACTACGAAAGAAACCAAACTGACGCATACACTGGTTCGTATGAAGGTATTGTACAAGAAACGTACACCGGAGAGTATGAAAGAACTCAAGTAGACCCGTACACCGGTGAGTATGGTGGCGATGTAATTGAAACTTACACTGGTAGTTATACACGTGACCAAGTAACTTCATTTACTGGTAACTATATTGGTCTAGCTCAAGAAACGTTTACTGGTAACTACGAACGTGATCAAACAGACGCATTCTCTGGTAACTATGTTGGTGCGCCTGGCGAATCTTTCACAGGTAACTATGAAGGTATTATCGCAGAAAACTATACCGGAAGTTATGAGAGAACCCAAACAGATTCCTATACTGGTCAATATGGTCGTATTGATGTAGAAACCTACACAGGTAACTACGAAAGAACTCAAGTCGACAACTACACCGGTAACTACATTGGTGAAGTACAAGAAACTTACTCCGGTGATTACGGTGGTGTTGTTCTAGAACAGTATACTGGCGATTACGTAGGTATCATTGTAGAACCATATACTGGTGATTATACTGGTGTTGTAGGCGAGACCTATACCGGTAATTACAACAAGAACTATGCTGGTTCCTATATCACAAATTATACTGGTATTGCTGCCGAGACTTATTCCGGTGACTATGCTGGTGATGTGATAGAAAACTACACTGGTGATTACGGTGGTACTCTTGCCGAGACTTATTCTGGTAACTACGAAGGTGTTATTGTAGAACCTTACACTGGTAACTACACCGGTGATGTGATCGAGACTTACTCCGGTGACTATACTGGTGCTCCGGGTGAGAACTTCAGTGGTAACTATGTTGGCGATGTATTACAATCCTACACTGGCCCATACACTGGTGTCGTATCAGAAAACTATACTGGTGGTTATGAAGGTATTGTTGCAGAGACTTACTCCGGTAATTACGTTGGTTCACCCGCAGAAAACTATTCAGGTAACTACACTGGTGCACCTGCGGAACCTTACACTGGTAACTACACCGGTATTGTTGCAGAGGTTTACACTGGCAACTACGGTGGTGATGCGCTAGAGACATACACGGGTAACTACGAGAGAACTCAAGCAGAAAACTATGCGGGTAACTATACTCGTATTCAAGCTGACACTTATACTGGTAACTATACTCGTGATCAAGTAGACACGTACACTGGTAACTATACTCGGGATGCAATTGAAACGTATACTGGCGACTATGCCGGTGGTGTACAAGAAGCATTCTCGGGTGATTATGCTGGTGCTGTACAAGAACCCTATACTGGTAACTATGAAGGTGGTGCACTAGAGAACTACACTACCGACTATACTGGTGTTGCACTAGAGGGATACACTGGCCCATACACTGGTCAGGTCTTACAATCTTATACTTCTGAATATACTGGCGCACCTGCTGAGAACTATTCGGGTAATTATGTTGGTGCTGTACAAGAAGGATATACCGGATCATATGCGGGTAATGTACAAGAAACCTTTACTGGTAACTATACTGGTGCAATAAATGAAGAATATGTAGGTAATTACGCCGGAACAATAATAATTGATTATGCCGGTGACTATACTGGCATTGTTGCAGAAAACTACACTGGATCATATACCCGTACTCAGGTTGAAGGATATACTGGCAACTATACTGGTGTCGTTCTAGAAGGATATACTGGTAACTATACTGGAGGAGTTCCAGAAACCTACATAGGATCATACACTCGTATTCAAGCTGACACCTATACTGGTGACTATACTGGTGCGGTACTGGAAAACTATGTTGGTTCATATACTCGTATTGCCCCACAACCATACTCGGGTAACTATGTTGGTGTTGTCAATGAAAACTACGTTGGCCCATACACTGGTGTCGTTCTAGAAGGATATACTGGTTCATATGTCGGTGATGTAAACGAAACCTATGCGGGCAACTATACTCGTATTCAACTTCAACCATACTCTGGTGACTATGCTGGTGCGGTACAAGAGACTTACACCGGTAACTACGAAAGAGAACAAATTGCAGCCTACACTGGCAACTACACTGGCGCACCTGCTGAGAACTATGCAGGTAACTATGCACGTGTTCAACTTGAAACATACACCGGTAACTATGTCGGCGCACCCGCAGAACCATACTCTGGTGACTATGCTGGTGATGTACAAGAGACTTATACTGGTAACTATGCACGTACCCAAATCACTAACTTCACGGGTGACTATGCTGGTGCTGTACAAGAAACGTACACCGGTAACTATACACGTGTTCAACCTACACCGTATACTGGTGACTACGCAGGTAATCCTGGCGAGAACTACGTTGGTTCGTATGTTGGTGTTGTAGGCGAGACTTACACTGGCACCTATCAAGGTGCGGTACAAGAGACTTATACTGGTAACTACGTAGGTGATGTACAAGAAACCTATAGTGGTAACTATAACCGAAACAACCAAGAAAACTTCACTGGTAACTACGATCGTGCTGCACAACAAGGATACACCGGAACTTATGCAGGTCTTGTTCAAGAAGGGTACACAGGTACATACGTAGGTGATGCACAAGAAACCTATACTGGTGATTATGCTGGTTCACCTACTGAGACTTACGTTGGTAACTACGAACGTTCTGCACAACAGAATTATATTGGTTCGTATGTAGGTCAAGTACTTGAGACTTATACCGGTAACTATACTCGGTCGCAACCTACCACTTATACCGGTGTTTATGTTGGAGATGTACAAGAGACTTATACCGGTAACTATACTCGGTCGCAACCTACCACTTATACTGGTGTTTATAATGGTGATGTGATAGAAAACTACGTAACGGGTTATACTGGTGTTGGTGGAATAGGATACTATATCGGTGCGGATCAGACGTTTGAGGGAGCCTATCAAGGTGCTTATATAGGGGATTACCTTGGTACCTATCTAGGGCCAATATTCTATACTGGCCCCACCAATTACTATGATGCTGGTGCCTATGTGGGGACGTATATTGGAGCAGGTACAACCACAGGCCCGTATTATAACACCACTGCATATGCCACGTACTGGCGGGTTGGGTCTTATGGTAACTACGGTTCAGGTGTCTATATCTACTGGGGCGGCGTTCTGGTGTACTCCTCTTCCGGTGGCGATTTTACTACAACGTCAGTGGCTGCCGGTGGTTACACGTACACCCGTGGAAACTTCGTCACGAGTAACCCAGGCGGCGTATTCTATTATGTCTCAAGGACAGGTACTGGCCTGGCTTATGCCGGAAACTACAGTCCTACCTTTGTAAGTGGTGGCCCATACCTGACAACCGCTCCCGGTGCTTATGTAGGTTCGTATGTGGGAATGACTAATCAAGAAGTCGGGTTAGAGTACTACACTGGCCCTGCTGTTACCGCATATGCCACTCAATATATACGTGATGATGCTATCACGTATGCGGGTAACTATAACCGTACCCAACTCCAACCATATACCGGTGATTATGTTGGTGTTATTGCGGAAAACTATGTCGGTTCTTATGGTCGTGTCGAACTCCAATCTTATACTGGTGATTATGCTGGTTCCCCTGCTGAGAACTATGTCGGTAATTATGAACGTGCTGCACAAGAGAGTTATATTGGTTCGTATGTAGGTCAAGTACTTGAGACTTATGCTGGTAACTA